GTTGACGGTGAATCACGCGATTTGCGTCTTAGGAGTCGCGACGAATACTACCACTATCCAAATCAGCGGCTTTACCTCACAGTAAGGGAGACTCCATGGCGGAACCCGCGAAGCTGACTCACGAACAAGTGCTCTCGCTCCTCAAGAAGATGGATACCGAAGAGCAGACACTTCGGTCTCTATGGGACCAGTTTTCTGTGGCTCGGCACCAGGCGGGCGAAGTCATTACGCTGTATACGGAAGCCAAGAAGGAAATTCCAGCACTTACGACAGCACGGGATCAGCTACTCTCAGAGGTTGATAGTTTGAAGAAGAAACTGTCAGAGGGACGCGCCAAGGTAGACGCAGATGTGGCCGAGCGCCAAACTACTATGGAAAAAGAACTTGAATCATTGAATGAAGAACTCAAGAAGGTACGCGATTTCGTCATGGCTGCGCATGGCTCCTTGAAGGACGTGGAAGCCAAGGCCGCGACGCGCAAGCAGGAGATTGAAGCGGAGATTCAGTCACTCAACACTCATAGAGACCAGATCAGAAGTAATTTAACGGCACTATCCCGTCATTTGAGTGAGGTTTAGCTATGAGTAAGAGCAATACGTTCGAGAATGATATTCTCGCACTCATCTTCAACGCCACCACAATCGCGAACCTCGCGATCAATGCGACATCGAGTCCCTTGACGCAGCTATTTGTGGCGCTCCACACCGCCGACCCTGGTGACGCGGGAGATCAGACCACCAGTGAAGTAGCCTACACGGGCTATGCACGCGTCCCAGTCAATCGCAATTCGGGTGGATGGGCAGTGGCCTCGGGCAGTGTGAGTCCTGTCGCGGACGTTGTATTCGGAAATTGTACGGCCTCCCCTGGTGGACCCGTTACGCATGCCTCGATTGGTGTGGCCGCATCTGGTGCGAGCAAGATTCTGTATTCCGGAGCGCTCACTCCTAACATCACGATGGCTGTTGGCGTGATTCCGACAATTAAGACTACTAGCACAATTACCGAGGATTAAGTTGTCTTGGACTGTTCCGGACAAAGGTGAGGGCGACAACGACATTCAAAGTATTCTGTTTCAAGAATACTTAGATGTGCTTGTCGCTGGAATGAGCGGACTGGACTGCGTACTCTCGGGCGGAGTGGTCACTCCAAATACACTGCTTACGCTGAATGGTGCAAAAGCCGCAACGTTGAGCAATGGCGTGCTCCAGGCCACCGCCGCTTCGACGACAATTACTATTACTGCGGCGGATGCCACAAATCCACGCATTGATCTAGTCGTTATCAATTCCTCGGGCGCCTGGGCCGTGCGTGCGGGCACCGCAGCAGCGGCTCCGAAGCCTCCCGCTCGTTCGGCTAATGATGTAGTCATGGCAGCAGTCTATGTTCCGGCGCTTGATGCCACAATTGGCGCTGGACAGATCACGGATATGCGAGTGGTTCGCTCGTATATGTCCTTGGTCAAGCAAAGTACTGCCGTCACATTCAATACAACATCCTCAATCCAAACACTATTCTCGATTATCATTCCGGATGGTTTGTTCCTCGCGGGACGAACACTTCGATGCCGTATGGGGGGCAATTTCCTTTCTAATAGTGGTAATCCGATCTTTACTCCTAGTATTTCGTTTGGTGGTACTGCAATGTTTGCTGATCCTTCATTAGGTCAAGGCGCTTCGGCAGTACGCGGAGCCTGGTTCATGGATTTTGACATTAAGGCGGCTTCGTCTACATCACAGCAAATTGTAGGGACAGTCAACTGGCACTCGACGACTCGAACAACTCCATCATCTGGCGTTGCTGGAGATTTGGGAGTTGCAAGCCATCCTTCAACTCCGATTTATGGAAATGCAGCCGTGGATTGTGATGCCGCGGATCGTACATTGCTTATACAAATGACAATGAGCGTCAACAGTGCGAGCGTTGAAATTGTCATGGAATCAATTAGCCTGGAGATACTGTAATGGCCAAGCGCAATTATTCCGTGCTATTTTCTGATTGGGATCGCAACGAATTGTCCCCCTTGATCGAAGAAGCGACGGGCCTTATTAAAGTGCAGGCATATGGGAGCGGGAAATCTGTCACTGTTGAACATGCAGATTTACAAGCTTCCCATGATCCGGCGATTCAAGCGGTATTGGACTCTTACGACCCCAACCCTCAGTTTGGAATCTCCACTGAGGATTCTCATATAAAAGGGTCAGTCGATAAGTTACGGCAGTTGGCGGTGAATACAGAAACCATTGTGAATGCGTGGAATCTCAAGATTCCAAACGCTGATGAAAAGGACGTTATTCTAAAAACAACTGTTGAACAACTTGGATTGTTAGCCACCATTATTTCGGACTTAATTCGACGCTCAGGATTGGATTAAATGCCCGGACTCGTCATTGGGTCCTCGCTATCATTTGTTGGCGAGGCATGGATTGGTAGTTCCGACAGTGGTGGGACCACTGTCGTTAATGCGGATCTTAATTCAGTTGGCGCGGCGGTTGGATCGTTTGTTGGAAGCAATTCATTCACGTCTGCTCTAGGCTCAACGGGCGTCGGCGCGGCGTCATTCGTCTCAAGTGCTGTGGCGGGAGTGGTACTAGCATCAATAGGCGTGGGCACATTTACAGTAGTAGCCCTTGACGGCCAAGGTGGGCCAGCCAACGCGGATCTCAATGCGGTAGGCATTGGTGCAGCAGCGTTTATTGGAAGCATGCCCACGTCAGTCCCGTTGAATGCGTCTGGCGTGGGGACAGCGGTGTTTGTCTCAGGAGCAGCAGTGAGTGTTGTGCTCAACGCGCCAGGGGCCGGATTCGCGTTCTTTAGTGGCATGGACGGCAACGCTCCCCAAGGACCAGGGATTGATAATTTTGTCCCAATTCGCTATGTGGTGGGCGTTCGGCCCAATGTCGTGCCTGTTGAAACAGTGGTCATTGACATTCCAGGCGTAGTGCCTTGTCGGGTGCAAGTGGGTCCCGCGAACGTGGTTCCGGTACGTGAAGCGGCGGGAGAAACGCCGCGCGTGAAAGTGAGGATTGTGTAATGGCCGACCAGACCGATTTTCTCAACGATGCGCTCGGGCAGATTGGCGCGACACGAATCACGGCCATTGATGACGGATCTTTGAATGCGGACTACTGCGGCATGTTCTGGCCCCCTATGCGACGGAGCCTGATCCGATCTCATCACTGGAATTTTGCGACGGATCAAGCTCAGTTGGCGTTGAATACAGGAGCGCCGCTTTTTGAATTCGCGTTCTCCTATGCGCTTCCAACGGATTTGTTGAAAGTCACGACATTCAATGGAGAGGGGGTGTACTCCCTGGTGGCCCCGTCCTTTGATGGCGTCAATCTGCAACTCTATCCGTATTCGGGACGCTATAAGATTCTCGGGCGCAACTTGCTCAGCAACGATACGCCGGTGTTCATCGAATATCTGAAAGATGTGGAGAATCCCGATCTCTGGGACATGATGTTTTACCAAGCGGCTGCCGCGATGCTGGCTTCAAAGCTAGCTCTAGCGATTGCGAAGAATGCCGCGATGTCGCGAGAACTGATGCAGCAAGCCACGGTGATCTTGATGCCACTGGCCATGGCCGTAGATGGACAGGAAGGGACCGAGCTTCCCTATATCGTGAATGACTTGCTTCGAGTGCGGTAGTGGCGGCGAACGCGCGCCGTCTCTATTCTAACTTCTCAAAAGGGGAGCTATCTCCCCTTTTGGATGGCCGTCCGGATCTTGCGGGCTATTTCGAGGGCGGACGCACAGCACTCAACTGGTATTTGTTACGCCAAGGCGGCCTGGTGCGCCGGCCTGGAAGTCGATTTGCTAACACGACAGCATTTTCTACACTCGACTCGATTCTTATTCCCTTTGAATTTAGCGTAGACGATGCGTTTGTGTTGGAGTTTGGGGATCACTATATTCGATTCTACAAAGACGATCTTCGGATCGAATCGTCCCCTGGATTGCCTTACGAGCTTGTGAGCCCATACGGGGCGGAAAATTTGAGAACGATTCACGTCACACAGTCGGCGGATGTGCTCTTCATTTTTCATCCGCTCTACCAGCAGCGGAGACTCAGTCGCATTGCAGACACGAATTGGGTGATTCAACCCATTTCGTATCGGCCCCCGCCGTCGTTTGAAGCGGACACAGATATTTCGGATGATATTCCAGGTGGTCCGTTGTCTCCTCCAAATCCTCCGATAGATATTCCTGGGCCTCCTGAGACTCCACCCGATGGGGGCCAACCTACGATTCCGCCCACGGATACCAGTGGTGGCGGAAGCGGCGGCGAATAATGGCCGCGACACTGACGCCCGCTGCGGTAACAGGATTGAACATTGCGTTCACGGCTTCCAGCAATGTGTTCATGAATGGAGATGTAGGTAGGCAGATCATCTTCCAGGCGTCGCGGGCGATTATCACCGTATTTGATTCACCTACTCTGGTGCATGCGGACATCATTGATGATTTTCCGAACCTTACCCCTATGCCGCCGCATCAGTGGTTCTTGCGTCTCTCTCCCCAGGCTACGCTTGATCCGGATAAAAAGGGGCCGGTTGGAATAAAAGTTACACTCATTGCGAATAAAGACAGCTTTCGCGCAGGTGATAACGGCAAGTACATTAAAATCTATAGTGGAGTAGTTCATATCACGTCCATTGTTTCTGTTACTACGGTGATTGGAGAAATTCTTAGTCTCCTGGATTCCACGAACGATGATCCTCCGGCGGCACCGGCGGGCTCCTGGACACTGGAAGTGTCGTCCTGGAGTGATGTGAACGGCTATCCACGCACTGGAGAATTCTACCAGGGGCGATTGCTCCAAGCCTCAACTACAGCGCAACCCACTACGTTTTGGTTGTCAGCGTCCGATGACTTCGACAACTACGCCACTGGCATACATGCCGATGACGCGATTGAATATACACTAGCTTCACGAACGGTGAATCGCATTGAGTGGGGCTACGATCTCGGCTCGCTTCTCATGGGCACGTCAGGGGCCGAGTTTAGCGTGGAAGGCCAAAATCAGGGCGATCCTCTCGGTGGCGATGTAGTGCCCAATGTCAAGCGCTTCACGTCCGAGGGCAGTGCGGGCTTTCAACCCGTGACCGCGGGTAACAAGCTGATTTTCTTTGATCGAAGTCAGAAGAAAGTGTTTATCATCGATTTCAGTCTTGAATCTAATGGCTTCATTTCAGAAGAAATTACAGCATTGGCCGAACATATTACGGGCGATTCTGGCATTCGACTGCGAGGCGTAGCATTTGCCCGTCGTCCCGATCCCCGAATTTATATGGTGCGCCGCGACGGACAGATGGCAGTTCTCACGTACTTTGCTCAAGAAAAAGTAGTGGGCTTCACTCGATTTCGCACCGAAGGGAAGTATGAGGCCGTGGCTGTGATTCCTCGTGGACCGGGTCTCTCAGATCGCGTGTGGACCATTGTGCAGCGCAACATAGGAGCCACGAGTCCCGATGATGAGGGCTCGATTGTGCGCTATGTAGAGTATTTCGACGATAGCCTTGTTCTGACGGATAGGCCATGGCGCGGACTCAATACGGATGCGGCCTCTGTCTACAATGGATTGGAAACAACAACGATCACTGGCTTTCCTTATTTAAATGGGCAGATCGTGGACGTGGTAGCCAACGGCTCATTTCGAGGAACGCGTGTTGTTTCGGCTGGAGGTTTTACGCTGGAAGATCCGGCCTCAACTGTTGAGTTTGGCATTCATTACGACTCGAAATTTGTCTCAATGCGCCCCGCGATCCAAGGATCAGTGATCGAAGGACTCGCGCGCTCCTGGGACAAATTGTGGGTGCGCGTGGTGGGCACTGTGGGAGGCATGCTGAATGGCCGAGAGATTCGCTATCCCCCCGCCCCACTGGGCAATCCGAATGTGTTCACCGGAGACCGTGACGTGACACAAAACGGATGGGACACACTAGGGCGCGTGACTGTAGAACAGACACAACCGTATCCGATGACGTTGCTCGCGCTCTTTGGCACATTGACAGTGGGCGATCATGATTAGACCGTATCTCGTGCCCTTCAAAGCGGAACATGAGATGGTGTTCAAGTCTCGCGAATCATGGACTGAGTATGAGTGGACACAAGCGTTCGAGAAAGAAAAATATCCCGCCTATACTGGAATGGTTGGCGAGGAAATTATTGGATGCGCAGGTGTATTGATCCCGCGTCCAGGATTTGGAATCGCTTGGGTGATGTTGAGTCCCGTGGCAGTACTCAAATATCGAGTGTGGCTCTCCAAAACCTGTCGGCGAGTCTTGGAGGATGTGATTCGCTCGTTTCATCTCTATCGCGTCGAGGCCATTGTCTTTGAGGATAATGAAGTCAACAAGCAGTGGGTGAAGTTCATGGGATTCACTCAAGAGAATGGCCGCGCGGCCAACTATCTGCCTAACAAGCAAAGCATCCTGCGCTACGAGCGGATTTCCTGATGGCTGATTTTGGCATTACTGAAATTGTAGCTCTCGCTAGTCTCGCGGCAACTGCTGTGGGCACAGGCGTAGGCGTCTATAGCTCCGTGAATCAGGCTCAGAAACAATCAAACCTGGCCGAAGCGCAGTCACAAGCCCTGGAACAACAGGCTCAAAGCCAGCAAGAAGCGGCGGCGTATGAAGAACGACAGTTTCGACGCAAAGCAGCCTTTCTGATTGGCAAGCAGCACGCAATCTATGGAGCCTCGGGGCTCGATACGCTGTCAGGGAGCCCCTTGACTCAAGAACTAGACACCGTGCGCCAGTCTGAAATAGAAGCGCTCAATATTCGACGAGGCGGCGACGTGGCCGCATCAAGCAGTCGATTCGAGGCGGGCCTGGCGAAGTATCGTGCGAATTTCTACGAGAGTAGCATCGCGCCTACCATCATTGGCGGCGCGGCCAGTCTCGCTGGAAGCACATTGTCGTCTTGGATGAAGTACAGCCAAACCTCTCGGCCTACGGGATACGGGTACTTCTGATGCCGCGCATTCCGCTGATTCCTGGTGGGGCTGGTGCGGCCGTGTACAATGCGCCCCGCATTCCGGCACTGGGCGGCAGTCCAACAGTCAATCTCGAATCGGGCTTGAGTGACTTAAGTAAGTCACTTCAAAGCATCGCAGATCGCGTGTTGCGACAGAAGGAAGATTTGGAGTTTGCCACGACGCGCTCGCTCTACACTGCGCAGACGGATCTCTTGAAGGATCAGGTACTTTCTGATCCTAGCATCGACAATCCGACGCAAGCGTTCAAGGATCGTGAAGAAGAACTTCGTACTAATATGATGAATCAAATCAAACTGCCTGGTGTGAAGCAGGCGTTTGAGGTTCATACAGCGGCGCATTTGCCCCTGATGATGCGCGACGTGGCCCGAGGCGAGTTAGCTCTCCAGACTCGTATGCTCGGGGCCGAAACAAAGCGGACAGTGGACCTTCTGAGCAATGATGCAGCGGGCACAGTCACGAATGCAGACCGTGAAGCGGTCACAAAGCAAGTGGAACAGTTGCTCGTCGATAGTGTCGGACGCAAGGCGTTGACGCCCGAGCAAGGCGAAATGCTCCTCAAGAAACATCATGAAAAGGTGGATAGTGCGTGGGCCACACGGCGGGCGATTGCTGATCCGATTGGCACAGCCGAAGATTTACAAGCGGGAAACTACCCCGGTATTCCCCAGGATCGTGCGGAACGGTTGGCAGTTTCTCTCTTCGATCGCGCAAAACGAGACCAGGAGCAACAGGCCCGGAAAGCGGAACACGATCAGAACCAGTTTAATAAATGGTTCAATGATCAAAAGACTCAGAAGGAAACAGAACTGACCATTCAAGCGGGCGCGGGAACGTTGTCATTGGAACAGTTGAACCAGGACGCGAAAGACTGGTTTATTCACCCTGAGCAGTACCGTGCGATCAAGTCCATCCTGGACAAGCCCGACAAGAAAGAGCAGTCTGATCCGGATACCTTGACTAGCGTGTCGATTGACAGTAACAGTGGGAAGCCCAAGATGAGTCTTTCGACATTGGCCAAACTGCGCGAGTCAGGTCTGTTGAACCAGGCCGATTTTGACCGTGAGTCCCAGAAGCGGTTGGTCCTACAACGCGAAGATGCAGCCATCAATCGGGGCGAAGCGGCCTTGGACAAAGCCAACCGCAATTATGACTTCACGCGCGCGAAAGAACTGCTCCAGGTGTCGTTGGGTATTCCTACGATGTTTGAAAAACTCGATCCCACGACTAAGAAATTGTGGGCCGCTGCGTTGACGGAACTAGACACGCGGGCCAGTTCTGTGAGTGGGAAAGAGCAGGCGAGCGTTGTCGTATACGATATTATTAAACGCTACGCACCGCAGATGGATCAGCAAGCTCGGCTGGACGCGAATCAGCTAGACGGCACGATGCGCTATAAGACGTGGGCGGATCTTGAGGCCAACAAATCGAAGATCAGTCGCGCAGAATACGACAATGCCTCCAGTCTCCTGTTGCGTATGGACGAGTTGCGCAAGGCGGTGGAAGCGCGCAATGCGGCCAAGGCAGCGGAACAGCCGAAGCCAGGCGGCATTCTCGATTGGTTCAAGTGGACTCCAAAAGAAAACCAGCCGGGCTCTCAGGATAGGAAACCGAAATAATGGCAGACATGGAATTTACACTCACTTACCCCTCGCTCGACGATGCCGCCGCAGCGAAACAGAAGGACATTGAGCGTCGCGCCGCAATCCTCGACGAGCAAGAGCGTAGCATGGCCATTCCAGGTCGCACCGGAGAGCAGACGCAACCGAACCCCCTGGTGGAAGGTGTGACGGCAGCGTTCAAGGCCGCGGGCTCCGGTGCGCAGAATACGATGAAGGGCTTGACAGATTTGCTCTTACCGCAGAGTACTGAGGAAGTGGCGAAACAGACACCGACTGAATTCCTCGACAGCAAAGTGCAGAATCTTCGCCAGACGTTGATTGATGGCCTGGTGCAGATTGGCGCGGCTCCGTTTATCGGTATGGGCGCGGGGGCAGCACAGGCACTCGAAAATAATTGGCCAGAACTGGCGAAGGCAGAAGCACTCGACGCAGGAGCAGGCTTTACGCTCCGGCATCTCTTGTCCGGAGCACCGGCACTGAGCAGTATGCAATCGGACGAAATCCAGTCGATGCGCCAGCCCATGTCGGTGAAGGAATTGCTCGATTTGGCGGTGCAATCGGCCCCGATGGCTGCTGGCGCGGCACGCAAAGTGGGCCAAGCCGTGAAAATTCAAGCGCCAACAATTCTCGGACAGCGCGGCGCGGTGGGCGATTTGAATACTGAGCGGGTCAATGCAAGGACTCGTGTCAAGCAGATCATGACGGATCTCAATAAGGTAGTTGGAGAATCTGTTCTGAAAGAACATCGTGAAGTTGTCTCGCACGGCGAGACCATCAAACAGGGCCAGGGATGGACATTGGACAATCTGTTGCGTCTTGACCCGAGCACACTAACTCTGGAACAAGGACGCGCCGCTCAGCAAGCCACACGAGATGCGTTTAATAGCTCATCGACAACACTCAGTGATTTGATGAAGAATGTACTCAGTCTGCCGGATGAAGCGACTAATAACAAATTCCTCGATCAGTTTGCTACATCGGCGGTACTGGCGGGTCTTGACGAATGGATGGGTCGCGAATTTGCCCGAGGCACAGAAGCTCGAAAAATTCTCTCGGAAGCGGATCGCAAGGCCCTGGCCGATCAACCCTCGACGTTTCGCGCACGCAAGCGGGCCACGCCTGGTGAAGGCATGACCACGGCGGCAGTGCTGGACGTGGCAGAGCATCTGACGCGCGACCCTAATGTGACTGCCGAAACATTAGCCGATGCTCTGAATAACCTTACGAAGCGTCAACAGCAACACTGGTTGCGTCAACTGTGGAATGGCTTCCTGGCAGGGCGAGACATTACCTTCGCCGCGTGGATTCAATCGTTGCTCACGGGACCAGTGACGCATGCGGTGAACATCGTGGGCTCTGCTGTAGGTGTCTTGGCGGATATTCCTGAGCGTTTCACAGCGGAATGGCTCAACGCTCTTCGCAACAATGCGCCCGAAGGCCCCCAACGGGGCGAATCAGCCCGCTCAATTGGCGCACTGGCCCGAGGCTATGAAGATTCTATCCGTTTGGTGGGTCAGGCGTGGCGCGAGAACAAGCCTCCGTTTGAAGAGTCGGCCCGTGAACGAGCGGGCGGTCCAAAGGTCATGGTGGCGGGGGCTGATTTTCGGGGCAAATCCGGAGAGCAGCACATCACAGCGGCTCAGTATGGCCTCGATCCCAACACAGGCTTTGGAAAATTTGTCGAAGTGATGGGGGCTGGACTGGGCTCGCGCTACACACCAGGGGCGGCCTTGATGTTCGAGGATGCGGCCATGAAAGGCATTCCGTACCGCATGGAACTGAGCGCACAAGCGCACCGCATGGCCACGCTGGAGGGCCTGGAAGGGAGCGCCTTTGAGACGCGTCGCGCCTTTTTGGAAGCCAATCCTACGCAAGAGATGATCGCAGCGGCCGAAGATAAGGCCGTACTGATTACACTGAATCAGCAGTTGGGCACATTTGGACAATTGTTCACTGCCACCATGAACTATGTTCCTGGTGGCCGTGTCATGTTCCCGTTCATCCGCTGGAGCGGTAACGCCATCAAGTGGGTCAACCAGCGCACCCCAATCTTGAACACAATCAGTGTGAGCAACTGGCAAGACTTCATGGCTGGTGGAGAAGCGCAAAACAAGGCTATTGCGAGATGGGCCGTGGGGAATGGAGTAGGCGCTGTCATTGCCTACAACGTGATGCAGGGTAATATCACGGGTGGCGCGAACACGCAGAAGCAGCGTGCGTTGAAGGTGTATCAGGACTGCGGACCCTACTCCATTCGCACGGGAGACACATGCATCGAGAACTACATGCGGACACTGGGTCAGGTAGGGCAGATGATTGGTGCAGTGGCTGACTATATCTCTCTAGTGAACGAGATTCCTGACCAGGGTACCTATGAGATGTGGGCCGCGCATGGCGAAGGCGTAGCAATTGCCTTGGGAACCATGTTCTCGAATCAAACCGCCATGCAGCAGTTGGCCAATATCATTGAAGTCGTGAAAGATCCACAGCGGCAGTCGGGCCGGGAAGCGATGGGGTTGGCTCGGTCTCTCGTGCCAACAGGTGTACGACAAATGACACGGGTGCTCGACGACAATCTCGTGCGTGAAGTGCGCTCCATTGGCGACGCAATCAAGAGCGGGTTGCCGTTGTACGTGAACGACGTAGAGATTCACCGGAATCCGGTGACAGGAGAACCTATCAAATATCCCGAAGGCGTGGGACCTGACATTGCATCTCCTGTATTTTTCTCTGCCAAAAAGAACGATCCGGTATTCAAACAGATTGTAGACAACAAGGTCAATATGCCTCCGCTCCCGTGGTACGTGATGGGAACGAACCCTGGTGAGGAAGGCTCCCGCATGACGGCCCCTACCGGGGCCGAAGGCGTGCGGCTCTCGGCGGATCAGCGAGACTTTTGGATCACGCAAATGACAGAGAAGCCCGGACCAGGGGGCAAGACACTGCACGAATATCTGACCGAGATGATTCAGAGCGAGCGCTACCAGAATCAGTCATCGGGACCAGGGGGAGGCCGAGCCTACATGCTGCGCACCGCCTACAACGCGTTCAAGACATCGGCCTTTGCCGTGCTGATCGATCCGGATCGTGGATCGCCCACGCTGAAAGCGGATATTCAACGCCAATTGACTGAGCGCGCAGCAAAGCTCGCTCCTGTGACCGATCCACGGAGCCCACAGTTTCAAGGAGCGCGATGATGAGAAAACTGCTAATCCTTGTTGCCTTGCTGTGGGCCACGTCTGCCGAGGCGACGGTCAATGAAGTCACGGCGCGTAATGACTACACGGGTAACGCCTCAACCACGTCGTTTCCGTATACGTTCAAGATTCTCGACAAGCACGACATTCACGTGTTTGTCAACAATGTGCTCCAGACAGTAGATACACACTATACTGTAACGGGTGTTGGAGATTCGGCGGGTGGAGCCGTGGGGTTGCTCGCTCCACCGGGCGCGGGTGTGCCCGTGGCCTTGCTGCGCGATCAGCCCATTCAACAGTTGAGCGTCTATACGACCAATGAAGGATTCCCCGCGACGCGTCTGATGACCGACCTGGATAAGAACATTATGGTCGATCAGATGCAGCAGGAAGAATTGCGACGTGCCATTAAGTTTGCGCCGGGCTC